CTTACTAACTTCGCATATGGGTAATAGGTTTTAACTAACCTTTCTGCAGCTTCCTCATCTACTTTGTTTTTATATTCATCATACAATCCACCTTTATTAGTTCCAACATCTGGACATCTAAACCAATAATGATTGAACTTTAAAACACCATACCCTCTTTTAATTGTTTCAAAACAAAATTGTCTATCTTGTTTCATTCCCTTAACATAATCCCAATCTATTTTCTTTACGTTTAACAACACACAAACTTCAACGTACTTTTTGTTTATTGAATATGCTTTGTTTTCGTGCCAAGCGTGTTGTGCATAATTTATGCCTACTAACTCAAAAGGTAATTTTTTACTTTTCTCTAATATTTCTAACCAAATACTAGCGTCTTTTTTTACAGTCTTACCATTATATATTCCAAAACCAGTAACATCATCATCACAAAAAATAACCCATTCATAATTATTTTCTCTTGCGTAATTTAGCATAAAATTTCTTACGTAACTAATACCTTTGTTATTTTCTAGTATATTTACTTTATTAGGAACTTCATATAAATCAAACTCTTTTGGTTCTATAAAATGTTTTACTTCTATTCCTGCTTCTTCAAACAATTTGTAAGTCTTAGTCTTTAGCCTGCCTTTTGTAGGTATAAATACTATCATAAATTTTTGAAAGCATTTAAAACAATTAGCCCTACGTTCTTACCTTCATCTCTAGCTTTTTTTATAAGTTCGTTGGCTTCATCATACATTGAAGATTCAAACTCTATAACTATACCTCTTTTTACTCCTGCCGTTTTATCTTCTAAAACTCCACCTACTTCAATGTCATCTAATACAGAATAGTCTACTGCTTCTTCAGGTTGCCAAACATCCATACCCCATTCTCCTAGCTTAGCGTTATCCCATTCATTACCTAACATATCCCAATTCCATTCACCGAAACCTACGTTGTCCTTTACGATGAACTCCTCTTTTTGTTCTTCTGTTAATCCTTTTGCTATTTTAACAGGTACTTCTTTTAAACCTGCAGCAACACAAGCTTTGTATCTCATATTCCCACCTAGGATAACATAATCCTCATCTAATATGATAGGTCTAAGTTCTAGCATCTCTGGAAAGTCTTTAATACTTTTTACAAGTTTCTTAAATTTTGGCTCCTTAATAATTCTAGGGTTACTTTCGTTAGGTTTTAATTCGTTGATTTTTAGTTTCATTGATTTGCTTTTAGTTTATAATATAATAGAAATTACAGAAATTTATTTATCATCTTCCTTTCATAACTGTTTTCTAACTTTTCTTTTAAGTGGTCACTTAGTATTCTTCTTATCCTTCTGTGTGATACATCAAATACTTCTTCCATTTCTTTTGAGCTGTTTGCTTTTGGGTTGTCATAGAAATACTTTATAACTTTCTCAGCAAGTGCCTTAGGGTCTTTTACTATTCTTATTGGTTTGTTTTTCATTTAATCAAATGGTTCGTTTACACCTCTTTCACCTACTAGCTTTTCTTTTGCACCTTCCCAAAGATTGTCTCGTTTTTTAGTTAGTGTTGGTTCAGTCCTTATAAGATTAGGCATACCTTCTGTTGGTTCACTATCCATATATTTACCACAACTACATACAACATCAGCAACCCAAGAACCATCTACATAAATTATCTTGGCTTTGCCTACGTCTTTGCTTTCTTTACAACATTTACAAGTATATAAAGTCATTGTGCTAGTCCTCCTGTTTTAACATCACTTTCTTTGTATAATCTATCCAATTCAAAGTGTAGTACATTAATTGCTTTTCTTATGTCTTGTTCAGCAGGGTTTCCGTCTTTTTTACCTGCTCTTAATATATATTGAAGTGCCTGAGCATTCCAAGCACTAAGACTAAAATCATCTACAATGTTTCTAGCTGAGTACCCATAAAGCTTTCCCTGATAATAGTGTGGTTCAGGACTCTCTTTGTAATCTTGTTTCTTTGTCATTTTCTAATATTTTAATTAATCCTTTTTGTGTGTGAAGTTTTTTTGCATTAGGTCTTTTCCTGTATCTTTCTGGGTTAAATATAAGCTTGACCTCTTTTATTAATTCCTTAGCATTATATTTTACAACCCATCTTGATTTGTAGTGCATTTTGTGATTTCTTAAAAAGCCCAAATAATCTATCTTAAGCAATTGGTCTTTTCTTAATTTTTTTAAGTTTCTCATTCGCTATATTTTTGATAAAGTTTTTTTATGCCATCATAACAAGTAGATATACAACTACCACAATTTGTTCCTGTTGAGTAATTAGTGTTGTAAATAGTGTTATAAGTTTCTATCATTCTTTTTTTTGCTTGTTGGTTTTTTGCTCTTCCTGTTTTTAAATCCTTCCACATACCTAATATTTCATCTATCATTTCCTTTGGTAAATCATCAGGTGTTTCTATCTCTGTTGTTTTATCCCATTTCTTTTGGCTACAAGCCATTGGTGCTAAACGTGCTTTAATTTTCATAAAGCATCCGCAATCCTTACAAGTTCCTGTTGGTTTAAAATAATATACACATTCTTTACATATTTCTATTCTATCTTTATATACGTTATCAGGAACAAAAAACCTATTCACTTTTCTTTTTTTTAGGTTTCCTCTTTTTTTTTGGAGGTTGTGGTTGGGGAAATCCAAACATCATTTCATAACTCCCACACTTATCAGGATCATACATCTTCATTTAGTTCATTTTTTAATATTGTTCTTACTTTGTCTATTGTAGTGAATAAGCTATTTCTACTTATGGTGGTCTTAGCTGCTAGAGAATCGAGTGTGTTGCCTTCATAGTAATATAGCTTGAACAATTCTCTATCATACCAACTATCTAATTTGTCTAACTGTTTATCTATTTGTTCTAGCTTCTGCCATTGATAACTGTCTAGTTCTTCGGCAGCAATGTTTGATATATTTTTATAATAGTTACTATCACAATCAAAATCAAGTTGAGTATTATTTGCATTATAACTACCCATAAAACTATCAACACGTGTATAATATTTTTCATACTTATAATAAAATGGGCTTCTTACGCTTGTCAGGCTTCTTCTTAATACAACAGCTCCATATCGTATCAAGCCATCTTTACCATCTTTTTCCCAAATGCCTTTAAGTGTTTCAGGGTTCATCTGCATAAAATAGAGCATCAACTCCTGTACTGCATCATTTATCTTTTCCTTATCTTGACAAAGTCCGTATGACATCTCTCTGAACTTATCACTTAACTTTGATATTTCAAGATAGATTTTATTCATCTTGAGGTTCTAGTTCATCTATCTTATCTGTAACATCAAATACCATTTCATTTAAAACAGTTTTATATGCTTTTAAGACTGCAGCATTGCTTTTGGTTTCAAGTCCTGCAAAAAAACCATTAGTTGCTACTGATAAATTTATTGGGATTATCATCAACCAATCATACCAATTGTTTTCTTTTACTCCTGCTCCGTAGTTATTATGGTATTCTATTATGATGTCTAATACTTCTAAATAGTTGTTGTATCTTTTTTTTGTACTTGCGTCTTTTACAAACTCAGTACACATTAGAATATAAGTCTCTATTATTGCTTTATGCTTCTCGCTTGAATAGATTGGCTTTTGCATAGGTCAAACATATAAAATTTTATCAATCAATCGCCTTTTCTTTTTTTAAGTTATCAACAATTGATTTGTAATAAACTATCTTTTCTTCATATTCAATCCTTCCAATCTTAATTATAGACCTAGCTAAGTACTCTAGTTCTTGAGCTTTACCTTCTCCATATTTTCCGTCTAAATGTAATCCAAATTTATATTGTTCTCCGTAACGAAAAACATTACAAGCAGGGCATTGGACTTGACAATTTTCTTCATCAAATCTTGTTGGTAAGAAACGTCTTGATTGGAAATGACCATTTTGCATACGTTTGTAATGATCTACCTTACCACAAGTGAAGCATT